GCGATATCGGGCATGTCTTCGGCCACCAGCACCGGGTAGCCCATCAGCCGCGCAGGCTCGCCAGAGGCCAGGCCGTCCGACCACAGGAAGCGGCCATCGGCATCTTTCATCTTGCGCACGGCCCCGGCGGTTTTCGAGTTCATGACGAACACGGCATTGGCGCGGTAGCTGGCACCCAGTGCATAGACCAGGTCGACGATGGCATCGGCGGCATTGATGCTTGCAAAATCGCCATCCGCACCGGTGGCAATATAGCCCAGATTGTCCCATTCCCAGATCGCATCATCGACGGCTGCGTGATCGAGGAAGCCGCGCGGCTTGTCCACGCCGTCGCCATTGATGAAGGCCGCCGCTTCGGCGCGGGCGAATTTGCCGGCAATGCGGTCCGCCAGCCAACCCTCGATGTCGAATGCGCTGTCATCCAGCAGGCGCTGGCTGGCCTTGGGCATGGCCGACAATTCGTGCAGGCGGATCGAGATACGGTCAATCGTCGGCGTGTCGGAGTCCGCCACGCTCCCGGATTCCGTGGCCCAACCGGACGAAATATCGGTATGGTCCACCAGCACGTCGAAGGAGGTGGATTCCACCATCACGACCGACGCAATCGCGCGGATGGACGCCGCGTTATGCAGCACGCCGCGAATGGTCGCGGCCGTGGCCGGGTCCACCAAATAGCCCCCTTCGGCGGCGACAGCAGTATTCAACCCCTTCGCTTCCAGTTGTAGCCCGCGCAAATCGGCCTCGTTGCCGGAGCGCAGATAGGCGTCGAACGCCTTGTGGTGCAGCGTGTCTGCCGCGTCAGCGCGGTCCAGAACAGGTCGGGCGGGGGAAAGGGCTGTCTTGCGGTCCAGCATGGTCAATCGCTCTTCGGTTTGGGAAAGTTTACGGGTGATATCGGCCTGAAACGCGTCGAACTCGGCGGCAAAGCCGTGCCACGCGGTTTTCAGTTCAAGCTTCAGTTCTGGGGCTTCCGGGGTGTCGGGCGCAGCGGACTGGCCCGCAGCCTGTGGCGCGGGGGTGGTCATTGGTTATCTCTCCTATGACAATCGAGAGGTTTCTGGTCTGAGGGCTAAGCTAAACACACGCCCCAAAGATCGGGTGAAGGCAGCGTGCGCCGGGGTAAGGCGCGCAACGGCTGACTACAGCGTTGCCAGCGCCGCTCGGGCCGCACGCAATTTGTCTGTCAGCAGCAAAATATCATGGGCGGCATCCGACTTGCGGTCTATCCGCGCGCTGGTCTGCATGGGAAAGGTCACAAGGCTGACCTCCCACAGGTCCAACTCGATCAGCCGACGTCCGCCACCCGCCACAGCTTCGGCGCGCAAGGTGCGGTAGCCGATGGACAGGCCATCCACCGCGCCCGCCGCGAGCAGCGCCTGCGCCTCGCGTGCGCGAGCAACATCTGGCAACAGGCGGCCTTTCACATACAGGCCCAAGGCATCTTCGCGCACTTCGTCCCAGACACCGATGGGTTGGGCGGGGTCATGCTGCCAGAGCATTCGCACCGCATCACCTCGAACTGCCAGCCGAGCGAGCGACCCGGCATAAGCTCCGGCCACCACGGTATCGCCGCCGCGGTCGCGCTGGCCGAAAATGCTGGCATAGCCCGCGATCCCGTGGCCATCCACCACGTGCAACCCCGGTGCAGCCCCGGCAAATTTATATTCCAACATGGGGAAATCCTTTCTCATGTCGTGATCTGCACCAGCGCCAAAGCGCCATGCATCAGAACGCCTGCCGCCACGCCATAAACGGCCAGCCACAAGCGCCGCTCCAGCCGCTCCACGGCTTGCTCCAACCGCACCATGCGGAATTCCAGCGCTTCCTTGCGGGCCTCGAACACGCGCTCCTGCGCGTCGATGCGGGCCTGCGCGGCCTCGAAACTGTCATACAGATACCGCGAGCCGCCCACCGCGCGGCGCGCGCTCATTGCTCCTCCAGCCGCGGGGGCAGGCCCAGCAGGGCGCGCTTTTCGGCATCGGTCAGGAAAGACGCCTCTCCCACGCGCCGCCACTGCTGGTCACGCTCCACCGCTAGGGCCGGCACCTGGTCCAGATCGGGACGCAAGGTCAGATCACCGGGCATAAAATGCGACAACCAATGCGCCAAAGCGGCAGCTACGCGCGTCGCCATGGGCAGCACGGTCAGCCGGTAAAAGGCGCGGTTCGCCTCTTGGTAATTGGCATAGGTCGCATCGCCCGGAATACCCAACAACATCGGCGGAATGCCGAAGGCAATCGCGATCTCGCGCGCCGCCGCCTCCTTTGTTTTCTGAAATTCCATGTCGGATGGCGAAAACCCCATCGGCTTCCAGTCCAACCCCCCATCCAGCAACATCGGGCGGCCCGCATTGCGCGCGCCTTGATGATGCGCCTCCATCTCGGATTGCAGGCGCTCATACTGGTCTTGCGTCAGGCTGCCATGTCCATCCGCGCCGCGATAGACAATCGCGCCGGTGGGCCGTGCGGCATTGTCCAGCAAGCCCTTGGACCAGTTGGACGCGGCGTTGTGCACATCCACCGCCCGACTGGCGGCTTCCAGTGGCGACAGGCCGTAATGATCGTCCTGAGGATGAAACGACCGGATATGGCAGACCGGCCCCACCCCGTCCTGCATCGCAAAGCGGTGCGCCCGCCCGCCGACGCGGTAGTCATAGCCCACCGGCCAGCCATCGGGACCGGGGACAACCCGCATCCGGTCCGCACGCAGAATGTGCAATTCCTGCACCCCGCCCGCGGCATCTGGCACGGCTTCGACATAGGCATTCCCGGACAGCAAAAGCTGGCCGTACAATGCCTCCAGCAACTCGGCCCGCCCCTGCCCCGGATTGGGCCGCGCCAGCAGCTCCAAAAGCGGATGGCGCTCATAGCGCGCCTCGGCATCTTGTAGTACCAAGGGCAGCGCGGCGGCGGCCTCGGCAATCAGGCGTACGGCGCGAAAGCCCACGGGGTTTCCGATGAACCCCGCACGAACCAGCGACACGCCATCACGCATCTGACCCACAGTACCCACGCCTTCGGGCAAGCGCGCCCCAAGACGCCCGGCCATTAACGGGCCAACCGCGCTGGCCTTTGCCTCTTCCGCCCGGCTGGCTGCCGTTTCGGGCGCACGCCCCTTGCGCAGGAATTCGAACATATCCGCTTCTCCAAAACCTGCCCCCTTCATCCTTGCAAAAATATCCTCGGGGGGCGCGGGGGGCAGACAGCCCCCCGCCTGCATGGATCAAACCCTAGCGAAAGGGTATGAACACGGCGCTAGCCCAGCGTACGCAGCTTTGGGCGCGACCACCGCGCGGCGGGGGCAAGCATCAATTCATGCAAAGCCCAGACCAGCGCATCCACCCGGTCGGGGCTGCCTTGGCCTTTGAACCCTTGCGCTGTCATCAGCCCCATCTGGTCCTCTAATTCGCGCAACCCGCCCGCATGAAACACCCGGCCTTGCTCATACAAAGCCGCGACAGGTTCCGCCCGCACCGCCTTGCCGCGCGCGGCATGAACCGCGCGGTAGGGCACCAGCGGGTCCACCTGCCGCAGCACTTCGCCCACAAGGTTGCCGCCCTGATTGACCTCTGCCACGATCCGGTCAGCCCCATGGCGGCGCGCGGCGTCGATCGCCGCCTTGGCCCAGGCGGTGGGCGACGAAGCCCGCAAGGACGCATCCTCCAGCACATAGGCGCGCCAATCAGCGGGCGGCCCCTCGGCCAGAACGCCCGCCACCACAATCCCGCACAGGTCCGACCGCGCGCCAGAGGACACCGCCGGGTCCACCGCCACCACCACGCGCGATAACCCCGGCACATCGCGCACCCGCGAAGCCGCAAGCAATTCCAACGGCCAAAGCGTCCCCTCGGCATCCGCCAGCAAGGCGCCATCCAGTTCCTGCCGCTCCAGATGCGTGCCCGCATAGCGCGCGCGGATTTCCTCCAGAAAGGACGGCGCCAGCCATGCCCGGTTCGCTTCGGTCGCCGCATGGGTCATCACGGTCGAGGGCGCGGCCAGCAAGGCTTTAAGCGTGTCCTGATTGCGCGGCGTGGTCGTCACCAACTGGCGCGGATGCGCCCCCAGCCGCAACGCGAATTGCAGCATGTCCCAAGTGTCCTCGGAGCGCGGCCATTTCGCCAGCTCGTCGCACCACGCGGCATCGAATTGCGGGCCGCGTAGTGCTTCGGGGTCCGATGCGCTGAAGCATTGCGCAACCGCGCCATTGGGCCAGACCAACCGCCGCCGCGTCGCTTCCCAGTGCGGCAGGCGGTCGGGGGGCGAGCAGGCCAGAATGCCGCTATCGCCGAACACCATCACCTCGCGTGCTTGGTCATAGGTTTCGGCCACCAGCGCCACACGGCGCGCGGCCCCGGCATCCAACGGCCCCGCCCCTTCCACCATAGCGCGCACCCATTCGGCACCCGCCCGCGTCTTGCCCGCGCCGCGTCCGCCAAGGCACACCCATGTGCGCCAGTCGCCCTCGGGCGGCAGTTGGTGCGGGGCCGCCCAGAAGGAAAACAGCCATGGCAGGCTGGCGAGCGCGTTCTCACTCAGCCCCGCCAGAAAGCTCTGCTGCACCGCTTGCGGCGCGCAGGCGATCCAGTCGGCGGGCGATCTCGTCTCGGGCGGCGTCGAGGTCGAGGGCGGCCCCTCCGACCGCGCCAGCCCCCTTGAGCTTTTGAATATTGGCACGTTCATGGTAAGCAATCTCCAGGGCTTTGCGCAGAGAGCGGAACTCTTCGGCAAGCTCCTTTCCGGTCTGCGGCGTGATCTCGTCATAACCCTCCAGCAAGCGCGTCAGCCGCGCGATACTGAGGGCCAGCAACTGCTCGGAATAAGACACCATGTTTTCCGGCGTCGGCCCTTCCGGGGGCGTGTGGGCTGTGCTCATTCGGTTGCCTGTCCGTTTGGTCCCCCTTGGCGCGTCATGGGCGCGAGGGGCAGGATAGGCAGGCTGGGTGAAGACCGGGTTCGGCCAGCGCACGGCGGGGTTGTGGGTGGCCCCTGTTTGGGGGATGCTGACGCGATTGGATCAGGGGATTTGACGGATGGATGCGGCGGAGAAGGCATATGAGGCGGCGCGGGCCGAGATCGCGCGGGTGAAGGAAAAGGGTGGGGATAAGCTTTATTTCGACAGCGAAAAATACCGCGCCTTGAATAGGCTACCACCTGAAATCGCAGATTTTAAAAATCTCGTTGGCCTGTATTTCCATCAAAATAAGTTGACCCAAATAGACCCAATTTCTTCTCTAAGATTGTTAACTGCACTCTACCTTGATGGAACCCTTGTTTCTGACCTAACGCCACTTGAATTTATTTCTTCCCTTAAAGAGATTCGCCTTGATGGAACGAGAGTCACTAGCATCGATCCCATTGGAAGACTTAGGAATTTGAGAAGGATATCATTATTCGGAACTGCGATAAGTGACATAAATCCGCTTTCAAAACTTAAAAGAGTGCAGAGTATTGATCTCTGCCGCACAAAAGTTAAAGATCTATCTGCATTGTCAGATTGTATTAACTTGCGTAGCCTCAGAGTTACAAAATCACAGGTTACCGATTTAAGGCAGATCGAGAAGTTGACGAACCTAAGCAGATTTAACGGACGCGGCCTGAGCTTTGACGACACACCAGCCACAAAGAATGATAAAACTCTTGCAGTGCTATCAAAGATTGAGAATGATTCTGAACGCACCCGGAAAACCCTCGCCTACCTGCGCAGCCTGCCGCCTTGGCCGGA